CTTTGTCACAGCTTTGCTGACCCAGATGTTCAACAAGGAGTGCATTGCCGCCTACCAGGACGGCGAATGCACCAAGCTCTTCACGGGCGTTGGACACTCAGATCCGGGTCTCAAGCACATGACCGAGACCATCAAGAGGATCCTCACGGACCCTGCTGATGGGGGACGCGCTGGCGGTTCTAACAAGGACTGCGAGGCATATGACCTCACCGTCACCCGCGATTCCCAGATGATGTGCTGCTCAGTCATCATTGCCAACACACTGCCTATTGATACGGCAGGGGTGTGCCCAGTTGATCTGGAGTACATCTGCCGAGGCGACCAGTTCGACCCGGCTGTCCTCGAGGAGCGGGGTCTTACCCAGACCTATTGCTCCCTGATGCACTCCGTCAGTCTACTCGATGGTGCACATTGTTGCGTCATCCGAGGAAAGATCTGGGCCACCACCGTGGCCGGGACGACTGCCAGTGGAGGCGTCAACACGACCACCTACAACTCCATTGGCCAGACTGCTGGCCACGAGATTTGCGGCATCCCTCAGAACGCATCTGGAGGAGATGACAACATAGCCCGAAAGTACGCGGCCTGGAACGAGAAGCTTTATGCTGATCTCGGTTTCAAGATCAAGCCCGGTTCCTACACCGAGTTTGGTCCGTACGGCCCCATCGACTTCAACGGCCTCATTGGTACCGGAGATCCCGAGACGGACGAGTGGACTTGGAAATATAACAACATTGCCAAGCTCTACTCGAACGCTCGCCTCCGCATTCCCGACCAGGCTTCTGTTGCAGACCCGAAGGTGCAGTCGGCCATTCTGGCTTACCAGTTCTGCCTCCGTCACGTCGACGGTGTTGGCAACTGGGACTCGTTTGTCAAGACCTTCAAGGGTGTCGGCATTGACCTCTACCTCATGCCCGAGACGATCTACCTTGATCACAGCGCCGTCGAGCCATTCGTCAACGCTGAGACCGAGCTAGGTCTCTACAGGACCATCATCGAGATTGAGGATCCGTCCCGCATTGCCCATGTCGTGCCAGAGGCACGCCGCCAACCGGCGACCTTAATCTCTGACGAGCCAGCCGCAGCCGAGATCCTCGCGCTCCGCGCCGAGCTTGCTTCGCTGCGGGCCGAGCTTGTCTCTGCCAGGCCGGTCGTCACCGCCTCACCTGCTCCTTCCGAGATAGACGCCATCCGTGCCGAGCTCGCTGCTATGAGCGCTCTTATGCGCTCTCTCATCGTTCCCCCGGCCGTTGTCGCCGTCACTCCGGAGAGCAGGGTGCCCCGCCCCAAGACCCC